AGAACCAAAGGATGGTAAGATAGAAGAAGAATTTATTGAGGAGTTCAAAGAAGAACCAACAACAGATAAGGTGGATGAATTTATTGAGGAGTTTATCGAAGAAGAAATCACAGAGGAGATTGGTCAAGAGATGCCTATGGAAAAAATTGAAGAAGGTGTGGACACAGATGAGCCACAAACAGAGAGCATCAAAGTAGGTAAGGTAATGTTAGCTGAGGTCATGAGTGATGACCAGGTAAAGATTAGTATCATGTTAAAGGACCAACCATTGATACAAGACGTAGCTTTCTATGAACCAATAAATATCTATGCAGACCAAATAACAATCTTTGATAACAGGCAAATCTATGGTAACATTACTTATGTTGCCAATGATCCACTAACCACATATTTTAATTTACAAGAAGGGAATCAGGAGCAACAACAAAAACTAAAGACTAAACTAGAGAGCATGACATGGAGAAACTAAAGAATAACCTCGGCTCAATCGTAGCCTTATTGGGTACAGTATCAGCTATCGGTGCTGGGTTCGTTAAGTATGGTGAACTCACAACAACAATAGATGTAATGCAAGAAACAATTAATGAATTAAATGCCAGGCAGTATGTGATTAATGAAACAGTAGACCTAACTGATACGAATAACAAGATCAATGAAAACTACGAGACCACACTTGATAGAATATCAGACATAAAACAATCCCTATCTGATAACAAAAACAATTTAGAGATACTAAAAACTAGACTTGATCTAATTGATAAAGAATTAAAAGGCATTAAAGACAAAAATAAGAATCCATTAGCTAGATAGGAGACAATCATGCTAGAACAACTAAAAAAAATCGCACATAAATTGCCACTGAGAAGAGTTATAGACACTTGTGGATGTGGTTATTATAAAATCAACAAACCTTTTCTATGGGCTTCTCTGCTCGTTCTAGGGCTACTTCTAATTTTAAGGTAGAAAAACTATGGCGTATGACTACGAATCAGCAATTAGGAGTGCAATTAGTGACACAGCTGTAGGATCTATGGCTAAATCCAGGACGAAAACTAAGAGCAAAAAGAAATATGTAACGCCAACCAAGAAACCTAAGAAGTTATCTATGCCTGTAATGCAGGTCCCTACCAAGAAACCTAAAACTATTGGGAAAAAATATCCAGATGTATCTGTAAAGATGGATCCTGGTAAAGAGCCAGAGTATAGAGAAGCTAAGAAACCTAAGACCAAAAGTAAAATGAAATCATCTATTATGAGAATACAGTCTGCCGCAACAGGATTGCTTGGTGGGTTCGCTCCTTATTATCGTGATGGTGAACTTGGTTTTACTTACAAGAAAGATATTTAATGGCAGATGAAACCAAAGTTCCCTATATGTTTACAGTATTAGAGTCAGAAGATGGGACATTCAGCTGTAATATATTATGCCGAGGATTCCCAAGCTATGAAGATGCTGTTGCTTTTATTGAACTCTGGGATCAAATGGTCAATGATGAAAAGATAATCAGTTACGAGCTGCACTAAAAAGAAAAGAGCCAGGAGGGAATAACCTGACTCTTCTCATCACCATACAAAATATTTTAATTTAATAAAACATCTTGACTCAAGTTATACCACTAACAATTCTTCCTTGTCAAATCTATTTGTAATATATATTTTACCATGTTAATATATTGTTCATAACATAGGAGGATGTTATGAAAAATAAATGTGTACTAGTGATAAGTGATTTACATATACCGTATCACCATAAAGATAGCTTTGCTTTTCTCAAGGAAGTAAAGAAAGTATTTAAACCAGACAATGTCGTAAACATAGGCGATCTCTTAGACTTCCATGCCATATCTATGCACGACTCAGATCCTGATCTACCAAGTGCAGGTCATGAGTTAGCAATGGCTAAAGATTACATAAGAGAATTAGAGTCTGTATTCCCAGAAGTAACAGAAGTTCATAGTAATCATAGTTCATTGGTATATAGAAGAGCCTTGAAGTATGGAATGTCAAGAGAATTTCTTAGACCATACTCAGATTTCCTGGGAACTAAGAAGTGGAAGTGGGTTGATGACCTAACTTTAACCATGTCTAATGGGGACAGAGTCCACTTCACTCATGGTAAATCAGCAGATGTTCTCAAGGTATCTCAGGCTATGGGTATGTCATGTGTCCAAGGGCATTACCATACTAAGTTCAGCATAGGATACTGGGCAAACCCTGATAGATTATACTGGGGTATGCAAGTAGGCTGCTTAATAAATCAAAAGTCCCTAGCGTTTGCTTATGCTAAGAACTTTAGTACTCGGTTTATTGTTGGGTGTGGAATTATTATTGATGGTATCCCACGCTTGTTGCCCATGGTATTGAACAACAAGGGGGATTGGATTGGTAAGGTAGTTTAGTATTCTATCTCCTCTCCTGTTAATACAAACATATCAGGTTCGATATACTCTATAGGTATGTTGTGATTGATAGCATACTCCACCTCTCTTTGTACTCCATTTGACTTATCCCAATTAGGTATCTGCAAAACATACAATGTTTCACTGGCGTGAAGAAAAGATAAGTCGTACTTCATCCACTCGTCTGTATCTAATTCAATAGGATGTACCTGCTGTATGCAGTGATGATGTGTAATCGGACTGTAGATATTTACACCATCCTTGAACAATAACCATGCCTGCCTTGTTACCATTCTAAACCTATCAGCTCGTTCTTCTTCTGAACTATCCCCTCCCAAACTATAAGGGCTAGCAAGATATGATATAGGTTTCTCAACGTCAGGCATGAGTTGTATGCCTCTTGTTTTCATTGGCTTCTTAGATAACCAGCCTTCCCTTTGTAGTAAGTCGAGGTATCTTTTAGCATTGCTTGGTTGTGTGCCAAACTTATCAGCTATCTCTCTGACTGTTGGGCTAATCTTATTGTCGTTAACATAGTCTTTGATATAGCCTAGTACTTCTTTTTGTTTCTTAGTTATCGCTGTGTTTAACATGTTCTATTCCCTCATAATAACTTACGTTCTTGTTCTTAATATTTTCCAGGGCACCATACCTCATAGAGTCCATAGTCTTTAGATGGTTAATGTCTAGCTTGTTACTAGTCCAGACTTCCTCTATTCCCTTGATGCTTGTTTGCTCTAGGACCTTATCTTTTAATAGGTCAAATAGGTTTTGATAGTATTCATGACGCATTGTAAAACTCCCTTAAATGTTGTTGCCCTTTAAATCTATAATCATCTACCAATGGTATACATAACCTTGCTTGGTTAGGCGTGAATGAAAAACAAAAGTTATTCATTTTATTTACCAATACCTTAGCCTCTTCCAAGATAGATTTGTCTCCATCCTCTTTGAACTCCGCTTTATTTTTGGTAACGTATAGGAACTTGACAGTGTAGTTATCTTTTCCAGCTTGGTAAATTGCCCGCTGTAGTTTATGACTCCAGCTCATCTCTGGAGGCATCCTCAATGTAGTCTTGAGATCTACAATCAGTCCTTGATCTGGATACACTAAGTCAAGGTACCCTATTATATCAGCTGACCAGTTGTTATCTGTATCAACTAAATCAAACTCAATCATGTGTTGCTTACCATCTGGCAGTACATCTGGTATTCCATAATCAACTAACGCCTCATAAGCGTTCTTTAATATAGGAGCTATAACTTCTTTTTGTTTGTTATGCTCGTCAACATCCCAGTGTTTGTACTCGTCATATAAATCCAAGGCTCTTTGAGTAGCCTGAGCTAGTGTCAGGTTCTCAGTGAGTACAGTAACAAGTCCCTGCTCAATCACTGTACCTCTATCCATAGCTGGGGATCCACCCTGATCCATGCCAAATCCATACCTGAGTATCCACATAGATAGGTTATCTTTGAATGTATTGATGTTGCTGGCGGATAAGTGTGGCTTGAAACCACACTCTAAATCTATCCACTTTTGTATGCCATTCAGGTTATGCATCTGAACCACCGCTGTTTGCCATCTTTGCTTTTATAGATATGCCACTTAGCTTTTCATACATGTCCTTCATAGCCTGGGTTCTTTTAGTGTTTGGTGTTGTTCTCCATTCCTCTTTAAACCTAGCTATGTCGTCAGCGTTATGTTCTGAGAATGCCTTGCATTGAATAGGGTCATCCAGTTCATACTTAACTAATTGTTTCTCTAACAGTTTAATAGTTATATCCTGCTCTTGTTCTGACTCAGTGTCATCAGTAACATTAAATAAGAATATCTTTAGGTAAGCGGTCTTGATTGCATAGCTTGTCGCCTTGCCAGCTCCCTTGTCTTGTGTGTCTCTACCTTGCCCAACATAATCTCCAATGACTATTTGTTCTCCAGTATCTATATCAGTTATTTGTATAGCAACTGTTACCCAAGTGTCGTTGCCTTCATGGCTACTTGATTTAATGTAAGGCAGTATCAACAACCCATGTTCCATGGCAGATTCTTTAACCTTTTCTGTTACTTCCCAATGTGGTACTGGCTTGTAATTCATGCCAGGTCTTTGCTCGCCTTGCAAAACATCCTTCATTGATTGCTGCATGTCAAAAATCTTTTGGTGTATTGTTCTTTTAGTTTCTTTTTTATCAGTCATAATTATACTCCTTGTCTCTGATTAAAGTTAGATTCTATTTCCGCTAGTTGTTTTCTGTACAAGCTTTCAAATATAGCTCTTGTATTAGTTAAGTTTTGTATATGCAACTCAAGGATTTCTCTGGGTATCCCGTATCTATCCATTAAGATATACAAATCATCTGGTGCCTTATCTTTTATTAAGTCAATGTAATTGAGGTTTAGTTCAAGAAACTCTGCCCTGTTCATCTCCTTAATCTTGTCGTTGTAAGTCATCCTCCTTACTTCATGCTCGACTTCTTGCCTTGTGTTATTCATGGTAATCCCTCCTATCTGATAACTCTACCATTCTATACAAATAATCCTGTACTATACCAACATCAAAGCTGTCTTTTATACCAAGATATGTGCATACTTTGTTACATAAATCTTTGTGTGTGTACTCGTTGCTCCAGTCCTCAATGAATTGGATGCTGTTTACTTTGTGTTCTATCTCAAGAACATATTGCCCTAATCCGCTCATGATTTTTTACCTCCGTTAATAATGCTATTGATTAGATGATATAAGCTGTTGTCTTGTGCAGCTTGTTCTTTGTCTGACATGTTATATTTCCTTTCTTTTTATATGTATTATATATATATTGTTCATAGAAACAAGAACAAAAATGCTAATGTTGCTAGTCCCCATGCAAAGATAGAAAGTCCAGCTCCTATCAATGCAATGATTGAAATTAATTCTAGTTTAGTTTTCATTGTTTACTCCCTTGTTAATTAGTTAAGCGTTGGCGTTTTTATCTAGCCAATTATTGACTACTTCTTCGCCCACTATATAAGCGTACATATTAACTACACTTTCAGGCTCTGATAAATCCGTTGTAACTTCTCCAAAGTTCTGTTGTTCGTACTCTTTAATAGTATCTATTACATCAAAAACATTATCACCTAGCCATTGTTTAGCTTGGTATCTACCAATGATATAATAATCAGTATTAAAAGCGTGATTATGCAAATCATCTTGCCAATGTGGGTCATTTTCTTTTAGGTATTCTAGATTCTCGTCTAGGTAATTATTGAAGTGTGATTGTATTTCTTCGTATTTGTATGGTGTATTCATTTTATATTCCCTTTTGTTAAAAACTTGAACTGTTCTATAACTGTTCACTTGATTACAATATATAAAGTATATATATTTATAGGTCAATACTTATTTATAAAAAAAGTAAATAAAATTGTAAATTAATATATAACCTATTGAAATATAAGGATTAAAAAATGGACACAATACCAATTTATCTAAAGATACCAGCCAAACTTAAACAAATATTAAAACAATTATCAGCCCAGGAAGGTATATCAATGACTGTTCTTATTATAGAATGTTTAAGATTAGGACTTGCACATAGAAAAGAATTTAACAAAGAGCAAGATAAAAAGATTAATGAGTTATTACATGGAGCTGGGGTCAATGATTGATAAAATAAACCCACCACACTACAAGAACAAATCTATTGAAACTATTGACGCTATTGAGTCGCAATTATCGAGTGAAGAATTCAAGGGATATTGCAAGGGCAATGCTCTAAAATATATTTCTCGTAGTGGTTTAAAGTATGAGAATACAGAAGAGGAGGACTTGATGAAAGCTCAATGGTATCTTAATCGCGTTTTAAGCGTGCTACAGCGTCCAAAGATTAATAAAGGGTAGTATCATGGCAAAAAGGGAATCTTATGGCACTGAGAGAGCTCGAGGTGTCTTTTGTGTAATACCGCAGAGAGCTGTTCATGATACCAGGTTACAGAAAAGACCAAAGACTTTACTTGTTTTACTTGCCATTGCAAACTTTAGTAATAGGCAGGGCGTATCTTTTCCAAATCAAAAAACACTTGCAACTGATTTGAATATTAAACAACCAACAATATCCAAACATATTAAACTATTAATGGAGTATGGGTATTTAAGATATGCTACTAAGAAATTTAATAAAGCGTTATCATATAGGAGTAATGCTTATTTCATGGTATTTGATGATAGTATTACAGAAGAAGATGCGAAGGCTATTCAGAATAGTAAAGACTTAGAGCAGATAGAGCAGCAAGATAATCATAATATGAGTAAACTTATCAACAAGGATGTGGATAACTTAACCACTAAAGAACCTAACAAACCACCTAATATTCACTCTGAACGAATACCAGATATTCATTCAGAAGGAATAAGTAATAGAGATATTAATACTAATATAAAGTATATAAGTATAAGTAAGGATATAATTAATTCATTTAAAAAGATATTAGAACAAACTTACGGACATGTAGCTATATGGAAAGAACAAGATGCTGAGATAGTTTCTACATGGTTACGTAAGGGACATAAAC